GTCGGGATCCGCCTCCAGCAGCACGCGGTTCTCCTTGAGCTCACCGTGCACCGCTACCCGCTCAGGCTCTAGCTGTCCCTCGAAGTCGTAGCTGTTGCGGATGACCTGACCCTTGACCCTACCCGGCGCGACGGGCAGCCGGTAGCGCAGTTTCACCCAGTTGTGTCCCACGCCGAAGGGGTTAGTGGTCGCACGCAGCTTGCGCGGCATCGTCTTCACCGGGGCGCGGCAACAGCTCTGCATCTTCTTGAAGCCACGGTCGTCGGGCCAGTTGGTCAGCTCCTCCCAGCCCTGCCACGGGTAAGCGTGACCATGGTACTTGTCGTAATCGCTGAGCCGCATGAACTGGTCGAAGTAGAGCGCCTCACCCGTGCTCCATTTCCAGTAGTGCTCGCTGTGGTTGTACGTCACGCGGTTGCCGAAGACGCGCGGGAATACTGCGAGGCTCTTGTCGATGACGTCGCGCAGCTCCTTGTACGTGCGGCGGAACAGCAGCCCACGCCAGTGATGGCCGTAGCCGAGACCCGTGTGCTGCGCGAAGTCCATGATGAGGGCGTCAGTCTTGCCGGGGCCACGCGTCCCCTCGTACAGCGTCTCGAAGATGGGAGACGTGAGGAACGCCACCTGTGAACCGGGCTGTGGAGCCCAGGCCACCTGCTTCTCGCGATAGAACGCGCGCAGACCTTCCTCGGTCTTGCGCCACTCCACGGCATTCCACTGCATCAGCTGGTCTCGCCGAGGATCGCCCGCTTCTGGTCGCTGATCATCTCGAGGAATGCCTGCACCGCCGTGCGCGCCACCATGCTCGGGTCGACGTTGTCGTTGAGCCGCTCGTTCATCGTCTCAGTGAGCGCGCCTGCAAGGATGGCGATGTTGCGACGCATTTTCGGGACGTTGGTTGCTTCTTCAGGGGCTATCTCACCCATGAACTTCGAGGACGGGAATTTGGTCGAGCGCACGACGACCGTGTAGCTGTGCCGCCCGCGCACCGTGCGGAAGACTCCAGGCGTGACCTCCACCGTCGCCTCGTGCGGACCGAGCGGGTCTGGATGGAACATCCAGCGCAGCTCGACGTTGTCCATCTCCTCGTTGACGTTGACGTTCTTGCGGTCCTGGCGAGCGACCGAGCTGCCCTTCGGATTCTGGATCATGGCTCGTGCTCCCACGTCTCGCCGCTCGGCGCGACACCCGGCACGACCAGCAGGCCCCCGGTAACATTCAGATCCACTTGACTCTTCTCGCGGTAGCTTGGGTCGACCCGCTTCGCTTCCAGTTGCAGCAGCGAGTCGCTGAAGCGACGCACGTAAGACGGGACCATCTTGGGGCGAGTCTTCACGATGAACTCGCCAGTGAGCGTTCCGTCGGCGTTCTTGAGCGCCTCCTGGTACTGCTCCATCACCACCTCGCCATTCTCGTCGAGCGCCACCGAGAAGCCCTGCTGCCCCATCTTGTTGAAGACAGGCTCGAGCCAGCCCTCGATGGCGCGGCGGTGTACTTCCTTGCGCACGGACTCCTGGTAGACCTCCAGCGCCGCCTCGACCTGGAGCGCGAACTGCTCGTCGTCCTTGCAATGGGCGCGAACCGTCTCGTTGCAGACGCCCGCGAACCTCGCACTGTGGTATTTGCGACCCGTGACCGCCAGCTCGGCGAGGTAGACCGCGCGCTGCTTCTCGTCGAACTTGGAGGGGACGATATTGGGCATGTGGTTCTGGCGTTGCGGCCCAGAGGCCGGTACGGGCGGCCATTCTCCCGCGCTAGCGCGAGGCTGACAAGTGTGGCAAGACGAGGCTCCACCGCCCAAGGAGGGCGCGTAGGTCGGACTGCGTCAGGGATTTCTGGCGTTTTGCCTCTGACTCTCACTCTGACTCGATTTCGGCTTGCAGAAAGAGGCTTGTTTTACAGTCTTTTCTCTCAGATGAGTCAGAGAGTCATACATGTCAGAGTGTACATACAAACGTATACACGCGCATGCGCGCGCACGTGTATGGAACCCCGAAACGTCTCAGACTTGTGACACTCTGGTGATTTGTACAAAATCTTCATCTCTAGCAACGACTTACCTGAGTCATGGTGCAGATGCAACCCTGACGCGACCTCAGACTCAGACTTGACGCGCCCCTCCTTGGGCCCCAAACCCATATCGCGGAACCTCTTAGCGGCTTCTCGTTGAGCCCAAGAGAGAAAATCCGCGATCAGACTCAACGGGTTTACGAGGCTCGGCAGGGGGCGGCCACCAGCGCCGCCAGTTCAGGACTACCCCACCAATCGACCGCCGCCGGGTCGACCCGGTACCAGTTGTGGTTCCGGTAACGGAACGCCAGCGGCCCACTACAGGGGGTACCCACCTGCGCCATACCTAAGACGCTGGAACCACGGGCCCCGGTCGTGGCGGAGATGCGGAATACGGGGCTCCAGTCGGCCCGCCGCCCGACCCCTACGACCGTGAGCGTAGGCGGCTGTGGTGGACTGGGAGGGGCCGGAGCGAACGTCTTGCAGGCCTCGCCCGAGGGGGCCGACTCCAGGCCTCCTTCGAACGCCGTCACATGGTAGCACCACGTCTGGCCGAACGCCCCGGTGAGACTGTGAACCCAGCTCTGGGCCGTCAGCGCGCTCGTCAGTGGTACAGACCTAGGTGTACCTTGCCGGGCCCCGTAGACCCGGTAGGTGAGCGCTCCCGGCGGGATGGGACTGCCGTCCACCCGTTGCGTCGGCGCGATCCAGTTGAGGGTGCTGGTCTGCTGCGCCTGCACCGGCTCCGACCCAACGACCCACAGCAGCGCCAGCACAGCGATGCTGGCCAGCTGCCCCATGAGCTGCTGTATGCGCTGCCGTCCCAACTCATGCGCGGCCCGCTCCAGCAGTCTGGTCAGCACTTCATGTTCGCTCGTCATCAGGCCGGTGACGAACTCAGCCTGCGTCCCGCAAAGCTCATCCGTCGCCTTGAGTCTGATGGTTCCAGTCTTGTTCACCCGCAGGATCTCGAGTTTCATGGGTCAGCCTCCTAGATGTTCTGTACGTCGGCCAGCCGCTCCTGGACCATCTCCAGGGTGCGTGCGTAGCCCGCGATATCGACCAGTGAGTCACGGTGCTCGATGTTACCAGCGAGCCGCGAGAGCTTCACGCCGATCATGAAGAGTGGCACGAACCGTGGGTCCAGCCCTTCGCCAGGGCTGTAGTTGGTCCGGGCCAGCAGCGCGTCGATGATGCTCGCCGTGCACGTGAAGTCCACCAGCGGATGATCGTACGCCGCGCGCCGGTCGCCGCTGGTGAGCCGGTCAGCCTCGCGGAGCACATTGCTCAGTGCGGGCTCACCCAGTGACTCGATCTCCGAGTCGGCGTTGTAGGCGTCGCGCTCTTCCAGCCAATCGATGTCGGCATTGAAGGCATCACGCTCGACCGGAAAGCCTTCGCCGTCAACTCGCTTGGCGGCCAGCTCGCGGGCCTGATCCAGAACGCGGCGCAGTCGGGCTCGGAACTCGGGGTCGTTGTGACTCATCGTGTGGGTACTCCAGGTGGGTGGGCGTTGTAGCGAGCGACGAGCTTGTCGACGTTTGCCTGCATGGCATCCTGGAGCGTAAAGCCCAAGTGATTGGCCACGCGGGTGAGGTAGTAGAGCACGTCACCGACCTCGTTCATCATGTAGTGCCTGTCCATCACCTCGGGCAGCGCGCTGACCGGGCGACGCGAACGCACATGCTTCTTGAGTGGGCCGATAAGCTCACCGACCTCCTCGCTCAGGCCCACGGTCGCGATGAACAAGGCGCGCAGCTGCTCGGCTTCGCTCCTCCCTTCCGTGTCCACCCAGATCTCGTGGACCCACCGCTCGTAATCCGCGAGCTTCAGTTCCTGCTTCGTTTCCATCCTCGTTTTCTCCTTTGCATGCGACGCAATCTTCGCTCGTCTACCAGTGCCGCGTCACGGTACACTGATGTTACGCCGCGCAGCGCCCGCCGGGGAATCCCAAGCGTGACTGCCAGCAGCCCACTGATCTCAATCAGGCGTGCCACGCTCCACCCGTGTGCTCTGTATCAGGATGTTCTTCAGCCGCCGCGAGTAGAGCTTCAGTCGGTAATCCGACATGTAGCCGTGTCGCTCCAGCTCTTCCGGTTGACTTTTCACCCGCTGCAGCGTCACCTGGATCTGCCGCTCCAGCTCCGTGACGTTGACCATCTCGATCGGCATCTCATAGTGCCGCACCTCGATCCAGCTGACCGTCGCCACAAACTTACGCGGTCGCGGCTCATGTGTGGGTCGCGGGTCGGGCGCGGCTTTGCGCCGCTGCGTGGCGTGCTTGGTCTTACCGAGCCGCTTCTCAGCTTTGCTCATCGGAGTCGACGGCGCGCGGCCAGCGCCACCACCTCTGTCAAGCCCAGATCGACCTTAGGCGACACCTGCTCGGACTCTGGTACCTTCAGTCCTTTGTCGGCCAGGGTCACTCCGTCCAGGTGGTCGATCTCGTGCTGCATGACACGTGCAAGGATGCCATCGGCCTCGCGGACTTGCTCCTTCATGTGGGC